CGTTGATGGCATTCTGAATCGCTACAGTGTCGTCTGTTACATTGTCGCCGCGAGCACCGAATTCACGCACGTTTACAACCTGCCCGTTCAGGGCTAACCAGAAAGCGCCCTGATCCATCCATACGCCACGAGTGTTGTCGGTAACGCGAGCCAGACGGCCTGCGGTGCCAGCAACCGGCAACCCAGCTTTGGTGTAGGAAGCAAGAGCGCCTGCGAACGAGGGAACGGAGCCGGTCAATGAAATAGCGCCGCTGATAGTAACGTCGCGCGCGTACAGGTCAACAGGCGCTGTAGGAGAGCCTACGTCGCGCCCGGCTGTGTCGAAAATTACGTTATCAGAATACGTAGGCATTATTAGTGTCCGAACGGCCAAGGACCGCCGCCTGCGGAACCAACGCCAAGCGGCTCGGCAGGGAAGATCAGCGGCACGCCAAGGCCAGCGTCTTCGGTGCGGCGCATGTCTTGCAGCGCAGCTTGGAAGATAGCGTACTGGCCGGTGAACTGAGCGTTGCCGCGACGGTCAACAACGACGCCCCCGGCGCGGGGGTCGTCTGCAAACTGGTAGAGCTTCCACTTGATGCCTTCGACAAGCACGTCGAAGTATTCATCTTTGATGAAGGTGTTGGCGGTCAGGTTGGCGTCCGTGATCTTAACAGGGTTAATCTGATACTCGCCGTCGAGTTTGAAAGTCACGCCTGCCGGGATCGAGGGCGGATGCTCAAGACGCAGCTGACCTAGCCCAGCTTCGTGGCTCACAGCGCGAATCGTTTCGATGCCGCCTTTGATTGTAAGCTCTGGAGGGAGGAATTCGCGCACGTCGCACTCGCGATATTCGACGGGCGATATGTCAGTGCGCGAGATGCGCGCCCGGAACATGCGGAAGATTTCAGTAGGAGCGTTGTAGTCTTGGACGCCATCGACAAGCGTGATTGAAGGCATCTGCACCAGAGTGCCCTTCCAGAAAGCGGCGCGGTAGATGATCGCGTAGACCATATCCGCGACCTGCGCGTCGATCTCGGCAATCGGGATCTGTTTTATATAAGCGCGTACTAAGGTGAGCGCGTCGCTGGGAGTATAGGTAATTGCCACATTGACGCTCCGCTACAGGCCAGTGGCCCCGCTGAAGAGATCCTTGGGTGCCGGGTAGGCGGCAAACTCCTTGCCGCAGCGCAGGCACAGGGGGTGGATCATGCCGTCTGAGTGAACCTGGCCTCCGATCATGCGCTTGCCGTCTTCGGGACGGGTGTGAGAGCAGCGGGCTTCGCGGTTGAGTTTGCCCTCGATCTCGGTCTTTGCAAGCTCTAGCATAGCGACGCGATTGGCTTCCTTGCGGGCTTTTTCTTCGGCCATCTTGGCAGCCGTCTCCTCGTCGGGCTTTTTGCCTTCGCGGATCGCGTTGACGATGATTTCCTGAAGCTGTTGTTGGGTAAGCATTAAAACAGCGCCTTCTTCTTTTGGCATAATAGTCTCCTAAGTAGTAAGCATCTGCCAGTTTCGTGAGCATCGCCCGCGCCCAACGGCGAATTCACGCTCGGCTTGTTCCAGAGTAATGAGCCGCTCGCGGATCAGCCGAGCAAGCACAGTGCGCCAGCCTCGTGTCTCGCCGTCCATGACAAGATGCAGTGAGCCGTTCAGACCATCTTCCTGGCGGGCATGGCGCACGGAGAATTCAGGCATATAGGCTGATTCCATGCCGCAGATGAAACGGCGTCCCTCGCGGTGCCAGTTGTCAGAGGGCGCTGCTATATAGATACCGGTCTTCTCTGGGCAGGCACGCGATTTCTCGAAGATCAGGTTCGGATTCAGTTTAAGCAGGCGTCGTTGCACATCGGCAGAAGCAAGCGGGCGGCCCACTTGGGCAAGCACGTCGGTTACAGCCGCGTCGCCGTCGGGATCAACAGTCTGTGCATCCCGCTCGGCCTGCTCCTTTGCGGCTTGCAGCGAAAGCGCACGAGTGCGCTCGTGTACAAAGCCGCGATGACGCATGGGCGCGCGTTCTGAAGTCTGAACCAGCATCAGTAGCTCACTCCTAAAGCGCCGCGTGCGCCGATGCAGGCTACCGCGAAAGTGAACGACGGATTGGTGCCGCCGATGGTCCACTTGATGCGGATGATCTTGGAGATCGGGCAGTTTGCGTTCAGAGCGCCGGTGCCGCCTTGGGTGACGGTGCGCACAGCGCCTGCTTCTGCAAGCCGCCGGAAGCTGACGATCAACTGCTGCTTAACAGCAGCCGTGAACTGCGCAAAGCGGAAGACTTCGTAGAAAGTCGTGCCACGATCCGGGGTTACTTCAATGGACAAGTCCATCGTGGGTGAAGTGCCGGTGACCGTGGTTGCGTCTCCGATGAACAGCGCGCCGTCCAGATCGTCGGGGAAGTCGATGTTGCCTGAGTTGCCGGTAGCAGTTTTGGCTGCTGAAGCAACCAGAATCGCATCATAAGGATGTTGAACTGATCTCATTGCTCCTCCTATTCCCCGATGACTTCAAAGACGGTCATGATGGCAGCGTTGCCTGCGCTGGTTGCAGAGAACAGCCCAGTGACTGTAAAACCAAGCTCCGTATCAGCGTCAGGATCGGCTCCGGTGATCTGGTTGTTCAGCGCCGCTTCCACGTCATACAGGTTGTTGATCATCGAGCGCCCATAACCAGCGATTTTGTTGGAAGCATCGTCCCACATGCAGCAGGCTTCGATGAACCAGTTGGCGCTAACTGAGTTCACAGCACGGGCCGTTGAGGCTTCGATTGCCGTGTTGGAGCCGATTGTTGAGCTGAAGCCGAAGTAGAGAGTCAGGGTAAAGTTGGTGGTAGTGCCACCCGTGACCTTCCCAGCAGCGCGCACCTTAAACATCGTGTTGGACAGCTCGCTGTTGGCTGGCAGATTGCACTTGGAAACGGTCGTGCCGGTCTTCTTGAAAATGGTTTCGCTGGTAGCGTTCCCAAGATCAGCGCTCGGGAGGCCATCAGCTCGTGAGATTGCGCGATAGTCTGACATTGATTTCCTCCTTATACGAGCGATGCGTCGGCTTTTATGATCCTATACCGTGGGGTCACGGTATCGAGCAACTTAGCCACAAAGACGAAGCGATAAGAGACCCAGCCGCCGATGACGCCTGACGGATCGGCAAGCGTCGGGCCGCCTTGGCCGCTGTTGACGCTGAAAGTTTTGTTGTCTGGATCTGATACGTAGTCGGGCGCGTTGCCCGCCAACGGGATCAGCCCCAGAGCGCCTTTGCCCACCACGTAGGTGTGATAGAGCACATTGGGCGCTGTGCCGGAAGTCTTCACGTTGGTTGTAGCCCAGATGCGCGTTGAACCGACCTTGCCTACCTCACCGCGCCCGCCTGCGCTCAGGAGCTTCTGAGGATCTGCGTATTTGAGCACGTCAATCCAACCGCCTGCAGTGTTGTCGCTTTGCAGGTCGTAGACCACATAAGGGTGAGCGATGCCGACAAAGTGGTCGCCTTCTTTGTGGCTTACCTCAACGCCTTCAAGCAACGCCCCGGCACGCCGGAAGTCGGCCGCTGTCAGGGTTGCGCCCAAAGTGAGGATCTCAGGTGACGTGATCGAATCGAGTTCGATTCGTATGATCGTGTCCACTGAGATGGCCGCGCGGTAGCCTAGCTCCTTGGCCGCGTTTGCCATGATCGGGTCAATGGCGGTGTCTACAAGCAGCGACGAGAGAGTAATGAAGTCTTCGTACTCAGAGACCGTGGCGCTGATTGTAGTAGAAGTCAGCGTCAGTGAATTGCCGATGACGCCTTCGGATGAAGGGACCGTGTTGGAGCCGAAGACTGAGTAGCGGTAAAACTGAACCGTCTTGCCTGAGCGCTTGGGTAAAATGTCCGGCTCACCCGCCATTGCGAAGCGGAATTTCTTTCGCAGTACATCAAGAGCTTCTTTCTTGTAATAGACGGTTGCAAGGTGGGTGAGGCTTGCTGTGCCGGTTGTGTTTCCGGCTGGTCCGTAAGCCATGAGGGCACCTCCTGAATCGAGAAGTTAAAAGGGTCTCCAGACCCTTACAAACTAACTTATCGCTGGAGGGTCGCTCGCGGCGACGACGACGCCCGGGACTGAGTTGCCGTCCGGCGTAACAGGAGAGCGTGGGTCTGGTGCTCGCGGCTCGGAGCCTGTTAGGAAAGAATATTAAGCAGGGTTGCCTGCTGTTGTCAAGGATCTCTTTACAAAGTACCAGAAGTCGGAGTCGGGGCGCTGGGAGAGTTGATGGCCGCGCATGTAGAATTCATCGACGGCCTGCATCACGCCGGGGTGTAAGGGTTCGTAGTCGTCGCCGCACACGACGCGATTGGCAAGCGGCGCGTACTTGCGAAGATCTGCGATTACGTCCTCGTATGCGTGAGAGCCGTCAAGGTAGATAAGGTCTGCGCGCGGGGGCGAGATGACCTGTGAAGAGCGCAGCGCGTAGGTGTGCAGACGGTCGCTGCGCAGGTGGCCGAGCGCTTCGAGGTTGGCACGGTACTCAGAAAACATCCGGTCGCACTTTGGAGGCCGGTCGCCCCAGAAGAATGCTCCGTCGAAGGGGTCGACGACGGTCACACGAGTTATCTGTGGCTTGCTTAGAAAGTAAGCGGTAGCGCGTCCAAAGAGTGCGCCGATTTCGATGACTGAGGTCACTGTGAGGGTGCGAATCAGGTCATCAAGAATGTCATCGTCCTCAAACCAGCCGGGCACATCGCGCCATGAGCGCGGAGGGTAGCAACCGACATGCCAGCCTGCAGGGAGCTTCTGTGCTACTTCCATACTGTACTGTATGCTCGCCCTTCGCCCAGATGAAGATGCGGGAAATTCTTTAAGTAGCCAACACGTCCGCCTTCGGCACGGATCGCTTCGCATTGGGTGCCATCGTAGCCGGGGCCGTCCTGAGCAGGCCACTCCGCAAGCATGCCCTTGCGACAGATGCGAATGCCGCCGACTGAGACATGTTCGAGCAGTTCGAGCGTTTCAACGGGGCGGTAGTCTTGAGGGTTCCACTTGTGGATAGTCGCGTTTGCGGGCCATGTGCTCAGTATCCTGAAGTCTGATTGCACAGAAGCCAGCTCAAGCGCAAACGGCAAATCGAAGTCAGCAGGCAGCAGGCAGTCGTCGTCTGCGAGGATGTAAGGGTCGCTCTGCGCTGCACCGTCTGCATAGATACGACGCTGGCGCTGGAACTCTGCAAGCGGCCCGAGGCGCATGTAGGGACACATACGCTCCCAAGGAGTGAACCATTCTATATGCTCTTCATAATCAGCTGTCAGTATTGTAACGCGCACCGAAGGCTCAAGCCGCCAACGTTCCAAGCAGGCAATCGCAAAGCCCATGCGCATCAGGGAGGTCGGCGCGGTGCAGAAGAAGAGGTCGGTCATTTCTTAGCCCGCTTAGTACGCTTTCTGCGCGCGCGCTTCTTTGGCGGCCCCGCACGACGGTGCGTCACATTCCACATCGGGAATATCAGGAACCAGTCGCAGCACCAGCCTCTCATTTGAGATGCCCTTGGGCGCGCAGCACTTCACGCATCTTCTCGACAGGGAGTTTTTCGAACTCTGAGACCGTATCGGTGGGCGCTGTTCCTGAAGGTCTCCCTGATAAAGTGGGCGCGGGGCGGCGCTCTGAGTTCACTTCCTCAGCTGAAAGCGGCTTGATCTGCCCGGAACGCTTGCATTCGTCGTAGGCGAAGAGCAAATTCTTCAGCGAGATCTCGTCGCCGTTGGCTTGCAGGCGGTCAAGCAGCGCTTTGGTAGGGTCATCGCCGCCGGGGAAGTCTTCAGCGACTTGATGGAACTTGGCGATCTCGATGCGGTCGGCTACTTCCATAGCGGTTGAGTAGGTCTTGGTAAAAGCGGGGCGCACTTCAGAGGGGTCCGCAAAGCCGAAGCGGTGAGCGTCGGCGTAGTCGAGTGCGGCGAGAAAGTCGGTCTCTGCGATCTTTGCGAACTGGTCCATGTTGAAACCGTCTTTGGAGGCTTCGGTTGCAGGGGCCGCTACGCGCGAGCGTTCATCAAGAGCGCGTTGTAGTTCAGCGATGCGGGCGTCCTTGGCTTTGGTCTCTGCGCCAAGCTCGGTAATGCGCGTGGAGGCATTGACCTGAGCTTTGACCACTTCGCCAACAACGGCTTCGGGAGTGCTGCCGCGGTAGGTCTGGCCCGTAGGAAGCTTGACTTCATACGTGCCGTCTGAGGCGCGTACCAAGCCGCTGGCTACGTCCTTGGCGGCTTCAGCGACGGCTGCTGCAAGTTGTTCGTCTGTTTGTTTGGGTTCGTCTGGCATCTAAAGGCTCCTGTTAATTCTCTTGTTAATTCTCCTGTCAATATCCTGTGAGAGTGCGCGGCGTGGCCGCGTAAGCTGCAATTTCACGCTCGAAGTCTTCGCGCGAGATGCGTGTTGCCGCCAACTCTTCAAGCCAGTCGCGGCGGCGCGCGATGGTGCCGAGCACTTCGGCCTGCAGGTCGGCCAGCACGGCTTCGTCGCGTTTCCATGCGAGTCGCAGGGACTCGTTAACGTGTGCGTCCGACGAGGCTGAACCGCGCAGGCGTGCTAGTGAAGCGTTGCAGCGAGCCTCAAAGAAGTCAAGCAGCAGTTTCCAAGCAGGGGATGCAACGAGCTGCTCGTAGGCGGATGATTTGTCGAGAAGGTCTTTCTCTTCTTGATGCAGGCTGAAGGTCATTCAGATTTCTCTTTGCTATCATCCTCGTCTGCAAGTTCTGAGTCAAGCGACTTCTCCAAGATCGTCTTGGTGATGTCTGAAAGCGCCCGGGTCTCCTCGTGCTCGCCCTGAGCTTCAAGGCGCGCGTTTTGCATGCGCTCGCGTAGCACTTCTTCGGGCGGCGGCTGCTGGAGAGATTGCTGCTCTTGAGGGGTAAGCTGGCGTATCAGCGCAGCCCGGGATCGGTAATTCATAGCGTCAAGCATCATGTTTGAGAGTTCCACGAAGTCAACCGTCATGCCCTGCTTTGCCATCTGTGCAAGCAGAGCCGGGTTCATGAAGGTCTGCAACACAAGAGGCAGCGATTGGAGCATGGCGGTGCGCGATTGCATCTTTGCTGAAGCGCGCAGCGTGATTTTGACGCTGGCCTTGATGACATCAAAAGGGTCGATCTGGATGGCCTCGCCGTCCGGCCCGAGAATGTCAAGCACCTGATCAGGGTCAAGGAAGTGAGTGTTGAGCATGTGCACGGCCGACAGCATCGGCTCGATCCACGCGTCTTCGTCGTTTTCGACCAGATACTGCACGCGCCGTCCAGAGGCTTGGGTCTGAGTGTTGATACCCGTAGCGGTGCGGTTGGCCGAATTGCCGCCCGTGGTAGGCGTGCCCATCATGGCGATGTCGGTGATGCCGGTTGTCTTTTGCACGCGCAGGTCCGAGTGCATGACCTCGACGTAGGATTGCTGGGTGATGTTGTCAACCGGCTCGCGAATCAGGTCTTCTTTTGGAGTTTCAAGCTCAACGACGTTGCCAGGGCGTTTGCGGAGTTGGTACTGAGGAATCTGCACGCCGCGTTTCTTCAGAGTCGAAGGGTGAAGCGACAGTGAAAGCTCGTCGAGCCGCCCGTTGATGACGCCTTGCTGGAGATGCTGCTCGCCTTCAACTACATCTGTGACTGCAAGGCCGTAAAAACGGTTGGGTACGTCTACATAGACGGTTGCAAAGAAGGGGATAAAGCCGTAGGGGTGAGGCGTGTTATAGAGCAGCGTTGAACGATTCGCGAACCACACAAGTCGTTCTTTAGTGTGGTATGCGACCACTTCAATCTGCTTGGAGCCGGGATCAACAGAAGTGTCGTTCTGCGGCTGCCAGTTGTTGCCGCGTACTTGTTCAACTGAGGCTTTGGCCCAATCAGCGCCAGCGCCCGTCTTGCTCTCAGCCATCTTGATGAGCGCGAGGCGGTCGGGGATCTTGAAGTCGGGGGTGTCCCGCAGCCGGTCGAGTTCATCGACTGTCATCAGCGAGCGAAAGCAGGCGTAGCGGGCAGCTTGCACGCACGGTGCCTGACAGTTGGGGTCGATGTAGAAGTCTTTTATCGAGACGTGCCGCACAAAAGGGCGGTTTACTTTGTAAGGAATCGTGCGCCATCGCACTTTGCGCTTGTGGCGGCCCGTAGGAGCCATCACTTCTTCCATTGTCATCGGATCGAGCACTTTGCGCTTAATGGGGATCAGCTCAGCAATCGGCACCCGACGCTCCGATTCGATCTGCTCCCAGCCGACTTCACAGACGCCGGTGCCATAGATATAAGAGTCCTTCTTGGTGCGACGCAGCTGCTCGCGGATCTTGCCCTCAGCGCCGTCGCCCATATGGTCGAGTTGGTAAAGGATCAGATCGCGCGCGGCGCGGGCCTCGCGCGGGTGCGTGCCGGGATTGGGTTCGGCTTGAAAGTAGGGGTTGTCGCTGAAGTAGGCTGATAGAGTAGCGGGAAGCAATGCCTCGATCTGCTCGAAGGCTACAAAGATGCCGAGCGATGCGCGGGGGATGCGCGTGCCTTCCCAGTATTTTTGACCGACCCATGCTTGGTATAGCTCATCAGCAGCAGAAAAACGCCAGTCGTGATTACTCTTACGATAACTCTCAGCGCGCTCGAAGTCTTGGACGGCGACTTTAATAGCGAAGTCATCGCTCCACGGTTGGATGATGTCGTGGATGGTGTGCTCCTGCTGCTCGGTCAGTGGACGCAGAGCGCCCGATTCGGGAAGAGAACTCATAGGCCGGTGCGCATGTCGCGCCCTCCAAGGTCGGAAACCCAAGGCTTGTCGCTCCACAGCTCCCGCCCGGTGCCGGGTTCAAAGCCGATGAAGCGGCTCCGTAAGGCAGCCGGGCCTGCCGTGGGAATGGTCTCGCGCGGCGCGTCCGGGTACACATCGGCTGTCACGCCGTCGCCTTCGCGGTTTTGCATCTGGTCTGCCAGCGTGTCGAGGATGTCATCGTGGCTGTAGGCAGGGAAGCGCGTTATCTCGCTGATGAGATCCGCGCGGCAGTTGATTGAATCGGAGAAGTGGATGATAGGAGGGTCGGCTGCAAACCACGGCTGCAAGCCGCGAATGCGGTGCTGTTTGGAGACGCGGTTGTCGCGCCGCATCGGGACCATGTTGGGGAATTTCTGACGCTTTGCGCACTCGCGTTGCAGAAAGGGCAGCAACACACGGGCGTGCGCGTCCTTTTCGATTTTGAAGTCGAAGATGCGCGGGTAGGCTGCGTGGAGTTTGAAGATGATCTCGATCACCTCGAACGGGGAGAAATGGCCGCGATTGATTTCAAGGATGTAAATGCGACCGTCGCGGTCAAATCCTGCCAGCGTGATGACCGTGTAGTCACCTTCCGACTGCGGGTCCATGCCAGCTACGTCGATGGTTACGTGTAGACGCAACATGGGAAGGAGCGTCTTAAGCACGGGCCAGGGTTTGAAACGGATCTGGGCAGGGGAGGCAAGGCCCGTGCCCATCGGGACGGGTTTGCATCGGTACTGACAGTTGAATATATAAGGCCCAAGCTCGATTTCCAGCTGTCGCAGCTTGGAAAGGGGCAGCCGTGTTGCCCACAGCGCCGAGTTGTCGGGCTTAAAGCAGTCGCCCACAAGCACACGCCACTGGTGTTCGTCTGCGGGACGGCGGGCTTCTTCGTCTTGGATCGTGTTATAAAGATCGCTGAAGTCATATGGGGTGCCCTCTACATACATCCAGCCGCAGTGCGGCTCAAGCAACGGGCGCATATAGCGAAAGTGGTTGATGACTTCGCTTATCTGGTTGGGCGTCTTCACATTCTCCTTGTCCACCAAGTCGGTATTGAAGATCACTTCGTAGTGCATCCCGGCGATGACTTTACCCACCGAGCATACCGACACAGTAGCTTCCTTTGCAAAGCGCTTGCGGCCCATTACGGTGAATTGCTCGTTGCTGCCCCAATCGGCGGCTTTAGCCGCTGGAGGGCACAGTTCGGGAAAGTAGAAGCGCATGTATTCGTTGAATTGGAAGTGGGATTTGGTTTCGCGCAGCACAGCTTCGCCCTGCATGTTGATGGCGCTTGAGAATAGCAAGCGGATATCAGGGTAGTTGAGAATCCACTGGATTGATTTGCCGATGGTAGCAATCGAAGTCTTCAAAGTGCCACGTGGGTACAGCAGCAGGGAGTTAAGCGCCCCGGCGTTGGCGCGGGCCAGTTCCACAAGCGGCACCCGCGGCTCCGACGCGATCAGCGTCGGCTCCGCACGGCTCATGTCGAGTTTGTCTTCACAGCCCTCAAAGCGGGGCAGGAGGAAGTCAGTAATGGGCCTGTGGACTTCTTCTTCGAGGTCACGATAGCGCAGCACGTCGGTGCAGAGCCAGTACAGATCTGTGCGCGCCCGTTGGCGGTGGGCAAGCCATGTGGACCAGAAGTGATCCCGCTTGATCTTGTTGACCTGGGCCCATGTGACGCCGGGAGGGAGCTTTTCGTGTTGACTCATTTTCTCTCAGGGCCGTTGGAGCCGGGAAACGGAGGCAGCGGCATGCGCACCGGGGCGATGATCTGCTCGCGGGCCTTGGCGTCGTTCCAATCCTTGACAACGTCGCGGGCGCATTCAAGCAGCCCGTAGCAGGCAGCTTTGTTATCCAATGGGCCGTTCACGGTGCACGAACCGTCATCGTTGATTGTAATGGTCATTTGAATTTTCATAAGTGTAAGTTATAAGCCTACTCCTAAAATCATGCGAGTTAAAAGTGCGCCGCTGGGAGGGGGAGGCCCGGCAGCCTTCATGGGGATCAGGTACCATTGACTGGTCGCTGTCTCGGGCAACTTCTCGGTCCACGCTGTGGTGAAATGCATAGAGCGGATTTCACTTGAGCGTGTCCACGCAGAGCGGTCATTAATAGAGCCTGCTCCTCGAATCCTTGATGGAATGACACTTTCAGCTACTCCGTTTCTCAACAGCATTTCAGGGCCTCCATCCGTTGATCATTTTGTCTAGAGCATCGCGCATGTTGTAGAGGCTGTTAATGTCGTAAATGCGAATCGGGGGTGCGCTGGTATCGGCAGCACCTTGTTTGATTGAAAAGGTACTGCCTGAAGAAAACGGAGTTCCTGCCGATACTGAACTCCAAAGTACGTCATTCAGGTACGGATTTATAACGTCGGCAGGGACGCCTTCAGCAGGTTTGATGGACAGAGCTACGGCTGTCCAGTCATTGTTGAATCCGGCGCTGTCTCGGGTCCACTGCATTGTGACTGAAGACGCTCCATTCTTGGTCGAGCACAGACCGCAGGCCGAGGCCCCGATATTTTCCTGCTGCCATTTTGACTGCTGGCTCGAATCTGGGCTGCCGGAGGCCCAGAAACAGTAAACAAAGTCAATTACAATGTAACCTACAATCGAAGCTATGGTCACAAGGGCGGTGGTGGAAGTGTTGTCCGTTTTGGTTTCAGTTCCAAGCGGGACAGCCTGATCAACGCCAAAGTAGGATACCGATCCGGCGCAAAGTTCATCAGCATTAGCAGCCAGCGTCACCACGACATTGTTACTACCATCAGCCGGTGTTACCCTGTACCACATGGTGCTGCGCTTATAAGCGCCGAACAGATACTCGTATTTTTTGGTGAGATTGACGCCTGCGTAGGCAACAGAACTGACGGCAGGAGCGGCAGTAGCGCTGTCTCCGACAAACACGAAGAGCGCTGTATCTAATCCCGACCCCATTGTGTGGGCAAAGGTCAGAGACGATACTGCGGTTCCCTGTGCGGAGGCTACCGAATCCGGGACGAGTGCCATTTCAGGCCGTCTCCACAGTAAGTTGGCTGACAAGAGGACCGCCTGATACAGAGATCACGACT